CGGCACCGCACTTGTGTGGCCAAATCCGATAATGCACACATTGCGCTACACGCTTCTTGGCAATTCCGACTCACAGACAGAATTCATAACCCTGATGTCGGCTGTACGGAAGGTGGTTTGGCGCAACCCATATATGGTAATATCCGGCGACGTTCCATCCGGTTCCGAGGTTCGGCTTCCCATGGTCATGACAGACGAACCGTCCCCTGGAACTGGAATCTTCAACGCCAATTTGCACAACTTCTCGACAAAATTGGAGATAAGGCGTGTGCCAATTCTGTACTTGCCACCCTATTACAGAGTTTGGGGGACCGTAGAGCAAGCAGGATTGCAGGTGCAGAGACCAATGGGAACTCTGGTGGAAACAATTCCTTTGTGGTAGTGTGTTTCACAACCGCCACCAAGACTTGGGAGGCTAGCAATGCCAGAGCTGCTTTCATCGAAGATAGTAATCACTGAAGAGGAGCCGATTATCCGAGGTTTTCCATCGGCGCCAAGTGCTGTCTATGGTATCGTGGGCATTGCGGAACGCGGGGCCATAGGAACAGCCACATTGCTCGGGTCCTACTCGGAGTACGAGCAGAATTTTGGAGGAATGATCGCTGGGCGAGAATTGGCTCTCGCCGTTCGCGCCTTCTACCTGCAGGGTGGTCGGCAGTGCTACGTGGTTCGCACATGTCACTATGCAGGTGGCGTGGCCACGGCGGTGAAGGCCTCTGTGACTTTACCGACAAATGCTATCTCCGCCAGTCCTGCTGTCGTACAGGGCACGACTACCGGTCCATGGGTGATGACAGCCGGTGACACGCTGATCGGTAGCGTCGACGGTCTGGCCGATCAGACAGCGGCCTTCACCGCCACTCCAGCATCTGTGGCCTGTGCCAACGCCGAGACGTATGACTTCTCCGCCGGCGGTGACGAAGCATTGACAGTGAAGATCGACCGCGACGTCGTGCAGACGCTCACCTTCCCAGATACATACTTCGCTGTTCCAGCTGCAGCCACGGCGGAGGAAGTGGTCATTGCTGTCAATGCACAGATCTATGGTGCCAAGGCCAAGTTGGCCACTGGACACACCAAGGTCAGCATCGAGTCCGACCGGCGTGGCACTGGGTCCTATGTCGAGATCACTGGCGGTTCGGCCAATGCCATCCTCGCCTTCTCACTCAGTGAGGCACAAGGCACCGGCAATGTGTCCAACATCAAAGCCGTCACGATCTCCGAGGTCGAGACGGTTGTCGAGGCTGTATGGACCAGCGGCGGCGGCGTGGCCATTGTCTCTGTGTCAGGTGCCGTGAAGATTTCCACCGTTGACACCGGCGTCGCTTCGACGCTGCAGGTGAAGAGCTCCTCGACGGTTGAGACGGTTCTTGGTCTTGACACGACATTGCACACGGGCTCGGACTCGGCGACACAGAGCACACTGAAGGTGTGGGGCAAGACGCCTGGTGCCTATGCCAACAGTCTGAAGGCGCAGGTCACTGCGGCCACGTCGGGCAACGCTGCCGAATTCAATCTGAACGTGATTCGGGGCATCGATGTGATCGAGGCCTTCCCAAATGTATCCATGGACACCACGGCCGCCAGATATGTTGAGACGGTGGTGAATGCCACCGGTACAGGTTCCTGGTATTTTGAAGCCGATGACCTATCAGCCACTGGCACGGCAACGCAACGCGTTCCTGCCAACACCTCCGGATTGTCACTCTCCGGTGGCAACGACGGCCTGACGAGTCTGACGGACACTGATTACATCGGTGATGAAACACTCAAGACTGGCATGTATGCCCTTGATTCGGCAGACGACTTGACCATCTTGTCCATTCCAGACATTGGCACCATGGCCGTGCAAAAGGCCATGATCCAGTACTGTGAAATCGTACGCAACAAGCTCGTGTTTGCTATTCTTGATCCACAGGCCGACTTGTCCGATGCTGGTGTCAGAACGCAACAAGCCAATCTTGGCTCTGAAGGGGTGACAGAGAATGCTGCTTTGTACTGGCCACGGCTGGTCATCGCGAATCCGTCCAAGGTCGTCTATGGCTCGAACGTGCAGACGATCACCGTCGCGCCATCCGGTTTCATCGCCGGCATTATGGCCAGAGACGATGCATCCTTCACAGAGGGTCCATTCTATCAGCCTGCCGGCACAGACGGTGGAAAACCGTACGGAGTGGTTGGACTAGAGAACGAGACGGTCAAGTTCGAGAGCGTGCGAGATCGCATCTTTCCACTGCGGATCAATCCGATCTCATATCTTCGCGGATATGGGATTTTTGTTGACGGCGCTCGCACGCTGAAGGCTACTGGGAACTTTCCCAGTGTTGGCGAACGACGCGGCGTCTCCTATGTCGAGTCCCAGCTGTACTCTGGCTTGCAGTGGGTCAGGCATCGAAACAACACGCCAACGCTTCGTAGGCAGGTCTACAAAGAAGTGTACGCACTGCTTCATGGATGGATGCGTCGTGGTGCTTTTGCCTCCGACGATCCAGCAACTGCTTTCTTCGTTGACGTGAGTGAAGCACTGAATCCTCCGTCCGTCGTGCGCGCCGGGCAACTTGTCGTCCGCGTTGGATTGGCGACGAACTCGCCAGCCGAGTTCATCGTCATCAGAGTTGTGAAGGACACCAGGGCGCTTGAGGCCGAACTCGGCTTCACGGCGCAATAGCAACGGGACTCCATTGCAGAGGTAACTTGGAGGTAGAACAAAATGCCTGCTGACATCAAGATGCTGGGCACCCAGCGTGAGTATTTCCCCAAGCACCAATTTCTGGTTGACATCGGCCCGGGCATCTCTGCTGGTTTTCAGAAGTGCTCCGAGCTCAGTGCCGAGGTGGCAAAGATCGAGTACTGGGAAGGGGGCTCAATCATCCCTTGGAAACTTCCAGGTCGTGTCACTTTCGCTGACGTGACACTGGAACGAGGCGCCAGCACGTCGAGAGCGTTCTACGACTGGATGATCTTGACGGTGAATGCCTCACGAGGGGAGTTTCCAACCAGAGGAGTTGGAGCAAAGACGGATTCCTACATGCGCAATGCGACAGTCTATCAGATGGACCGTGATGGCCAGACCGAGCTCTGCGTCTGGGATCTGTTTCATTGCTGGCCACAAAAGTTCGTGGCGGGGGAGTGGGATGCCACGGCGGACGAGGCTGTGATCGAATCACTCACGTTGACGTTCGACTGGTTCGAACTGTCGCGAGCGTGAGCTGGCACGGGATGACCCGTGCCGAGGTAAAGACGACGAGGTAAAGAGATGAATACCGTAGAAGTGACATGTCCATCTGGGCTGCGTGGTGTGTTAAGGGAGATGAAGGTCAAGGAAGAGCAGCTCTTCACCAATCGAAAGTTGGCCAGGGCGGGTAAGACGCTCACCGCCCTTCTTGACTCCTGTTGGCTAGAGACACAAGAAGCTGGCCCTTATACCATGACGGATGGCAAGCCAGACTGGAGCAACGCGCTATCTTCAGATAGAACCCACCTGTTGATCCAGTTGCGGATCGCCTCCGTTGGAGATTCGTACGATTTCCGTACCACGTGTGCTGGTTGCAGGCAGCACTTCAACTGGACGGTGAAGCTCAACGAGTTGGATGTAAAACCCGTCTCTCCGGAAGGAATACAACATGTCAAAACAGGAGAGCCGCTAGTCATTTCACTGCCAGGCGGCAATCAGGTGAAGTGTCGTCTTCTACGTGGTGCGGACGAGGAGTTTCTGTCTACATCGATCAAGGATGAGAGCAAGACGCTTTCCTACCATCTTGCCAGGCGAATAGTAGAGTGGAATGGCAAGACGCACTGGCGGGAAGTCTTGATGGCTGTGGAAGACATGAGCTCTCGTGAAGCAGATTCTCTTTGGGATGCCTTGGATGATATTGAAGGTGGAGTGGACACCATGTTCGACATCGAGTGTCCGCACTGCTACAGATTGCAGCAGATGATTCTCCCTTTCGAGGCGGGGTTCTTCTCGAACCGGAAGCGCTTTTCCCTTTCACCGGTGAGCGAGGATGGTTAGAAGTCATGTTCTCCCTGTGCCTGAGTCCTCCAGAGCTATCTTCGTTGCAGATATCGTGGAGTGAGGCCATGGAGCTACCCGTGACACATAGGAATGTATTGTTGGAACTGCTGAGTGAGCAACGAGAGCGTGAGATCGCTGAGTACAGAAAGGTGTCCAGTAAGCGATAGCCATGGCGAGAAACGTTGCCAACACCATCACGTTCACCTTCAGGGGCGTAGACAATCTTTCGTCTATTGCCAGCAAGGTGTCGACATCGTTGGATTCGATCTCCAAGTCATTTGGCAGAGTGGAACGTTCGTCTAAGGGCACAGCTAAGAATTCTGCGGCTGTTCAGCAGACGCTGAGTTCGTTACAATCAGTTGCGGCGCAGTTGGCCAATTCGCTAACCCCGGTGGCCAACGCTGTTGCTGCAGCCAACATCATGGTTGGTGACAGTCTCAATGGCGTGACCAGGAAAGCCGAGGCCGGTAAGGGAGCATTTGCCACTTTGGCCGGGGCCTACAACACGCTGATCGTCGCCCAGAGAGCAGCTGGTTTTATTGCTGCCGGCATCAAGCCGGCGATGGACCTTGAGACGGCCATGACTGACCTCAAGGTGGCTACAGGGCTCGGCGCAGAGCAGATCGACATACTGACACGGTCTGCAATGACTGCGGCAGAACGCACTGTGTTCACACCGCCAGAGGCCATTGAAGCAGCAAAGACGTTAAATCTCACAGTGCGTGATGTAAAGGCGACAACCGAGTCATTATTGCCAGTATTGATGATGGCCCAAACGTATATGGGTAAGGATGTAAAGAAGGCGGCGGAGTTGGCTGCGGTAACCATGGGCGCATTTCATCTACAGGCCAGTGCTCTGGAACCCACATTGAACAAACTGGTAGCACTATCCAGAGCCGTTGGGGTACCTATGGACAAGCTGACCGGTGGCATGGGAAAGCTCGGCGTTGCTGCCAGTCTTGTTGGTTCAAACTTCGAGGACATTGCTCCAGCTTATGCCATTGCAATCAGGGCTGGTCTTAGATCTGAAGAGGCAGCCACTGGATTGAAGACGGCCATGGGTCGTTTGACAGACCCGAAGGTGCGATCCGGGCTCGAACGGAATCTGGGTGTCATCGCTGCAAGCGGTGGTTCGTTCGAATCTGTTACTGACTTCATGATCTCATTGGCTGCTGCTGCGGACAAGTATGGTGGAGACATGACCTATGTTTCCGATAGCATCCGTCAGGCCTTTGGAGACAGGGCTGTGAAGCCCATCATGGCCAACATTCAAGCCATGAATCAGGGCATGTTGAGTCAGTCCGGGGCAGTGCTGTATGGTGCGGAGGCATGGAAGTACACCCAAGATGAAATGCGCAATTCCGCTTACGTGTTGAGAAAGGCCAATGAAGAGGCTATGAAACCGTTGTCGGCACAACTGGCCAGGTTGGCTGAGGCGGGTAGCAACTTGCTTGGTACCGTATTCAAGCCATTGGCTGGAGTTGTCGGTTTTCTCGCAGATAAAGCGGCGTGGCTCGTATCCGCAATACGTGAGGGCATTGCTAGCGGTACGTGGTGGGGGAAAGTACTCCAGGTCATAGCAACTGGAGCCACATATCTTGGTGGAACTCTTGTCGCGATTTTAGTTCCTCTCGCCAGCATAGCTGCATCTGGAGCCTTGATCGGTGCAGCATTTGGCTGGTTGATATCTGGTAGAATTGGCATAGCGCTGGTGTGGGTTCTTGCAAAGTTAAAGCTAGTGACCCTATCCGTGCCAGTACTGACCAGTGCCATTAAGGGTGTGGGTGCTGCTGCATCCATTGCTGGCTGGAGCCTCAGACGCATGTTTTTATCATTCCTCGGACCAATTGGCTTGGCTATTGGTCTAGTTGCCACATTCTGGCCATACTTGAAGAAATTCTTGTTTGGCGCCACGGCCTCCAAATTGGAAGGAGAGAAGATCGCACTTGGACAATCTGCTGCCACCTATTCCCTTGCGTTGAAGGAGTCTTCCAGAATTCAAAACGAGTTTGCAATCAACATTGCCGCCATAACACAGGTGGTGTCTAAACTAGAGGCGATTGAAAAGGCGAAAGTACCACTAGCTCCAGGCACGGCGTTTGATGTAATACCAAAGATGTTGGAGAAGATGGCTGCTCTTCCCCCACACATGCAAATGCCTGGAACTTCGATGGCCGCACTTCGTCAAATGTATGAGCCGGTGGCGGAGATCAAGAGGATGATCGTCGCTGGCAAGAGACCAGACGTGGAACAGCAGGCTGTAGCGCTAGAGAACGCAAAATTTCTTCAGCTCGTTATTCAATCCATGCTCCCTGGAGAAGACAAGGCGATAAAATCCTTGGAAGCACTTTCTAAGGCTCTAGAGTCAGCTGTCAACCCTACTAACGAGTTAAGAAGGGCGACGCAACTCTTGGTATCTTTGGGTGTAGGCGGTGGACAATCGCTGCAAGACACCTGGGCCGCAATGGGGAAGGAATTGCCGGCATATGGAAGAATAGCTGAGTCTACAATGGCATTGCGGACTAGGGCCCTAGAGAAGACCGGCGTCGGGCCACAGGTCAAACTAATGCAACAGGTCGGCATGCTCACAGAGGAGACAGTTGCACCATATTTGGGAGATGCTGTGCGTTCGCTGTATAGCACCTTGACGCAGGGACAACAAACATATGGTCTGCGAACACAGAAAGATGTGAACTGGTTGAAGGCAACAGGAGATTTGCTGGATAGAGGAAATCTTCAATTGGTGCAACAGAAGACGGTGCTCGACGTATTGATGAAGAACTTGGAAATACAGACCGGAGCAGCAATCGGAAAACCCATACTTCCGACTACCACTCCAGCAGCAGTTAAATCAACTAAAGTTGATCTAGATGGGGCTGTTGTGAGAGGAATCACGCAAACGGAAGATCACACCAAGGAGATGCTGCGGATTATGAGCAAGCCGGCCTCAGCGCTCGTTCCGGCTCCTCTTCTATCTGAAACAAGAGCAACACGTGGAAGAACCGTCATTCCGGCGGTTATGATCACGCACTGGGTTGATTGACAATAAGATGTTTGATGAGCAATCCAGGTACAAGCACGCTACGATAATCAGACGTGATGACAATGTACTGTACTTGTCGCTTCGTCCAAGGATATCATATTTCGGTGGTTATGACGAAATACTGCACAAGGTGCTATTGGGTGATACTCTGCATAACATTGCCTCGCGCTACTATAACGCCTTTCCCGACGCTGCAGACCTATGGT